ATGACAAAATTCACCAAGCTACAAATACAGCTCCACTGGCTCACTCTAGTCTTAATTGCTGTTACTTATGCAGCTATGGAGCTACGTGGTTGGTTTCCCAAGGATTCAAGTGCGTATCTTGCTATGAGAACAACTCATTACAACGCGGGTGTGTTTGTATGGCTGCTTATGTTCTTTCGTTTGGGCCTGAAGCATAAATACAAGGATCCGAACATTGTTCCACAACCACCACTCTGGCAAATGTACGCGGCTAAACTCATGCATATTGCACTCTATGTTACCTTCCTTGCGTTACCCTTGCTCGGCATTGCTTTGATGGCCTATGGCGGAAAATCATGGGATTTCCTAGGTTTCACCATCTCCCCCTTTGTCATACCTGACGGTGGAGTAAAGGCAACAATCAAAGATATCCATGAGACCCTAGCTAATGTCGGCTACTTTTTAATAGCACTGCATGCAGCTGCAGCCTTATTCCACCACTACATACAAAAAGACAATACACTATTGAGAATGATGCCGAACAGAAAGATTTGAGAGCCAAGAGATTAGTGAGCAGTCGTACGAAACGCTGAAATGTTGCTATTCTTATGACGTGATTGCTCTTTGCCTTCACATATCGATGCTCTTTGCTCCGCCGCACTAAACTCACCACAGTCTTTTAGTGCGGCGTTTTTTTATCAAAAATTCAAATTGTTACCAAGCTCATACATTACAATACAAATTATTATGTATATTCATTAAGCCAATCAACTGTTGGCTATTCATTTATTGGATAACTCACCCAGAGTGGCCCCTGCTTCGGCGGGGGTTTCCTATCTATCAGGTACTAGCCCACTATAAGCTTGTTCACAGGCTAGTCCTCTGACTCTTGCCTCATCAGCAATTGCTGCCATTCTTCCCGCCTCTTCATCAGCACGCTTGAACAGGTCGGCAAGCAATTGGGCTCCGTTTGCTGTCTGGCCTCCGCGGGCAGTTGGGGAACTGCAGGTTCTTTCACGGTCTGCCAGTCGCTGTGCGAGTTTGTCGGTCTGTTCGTGCAACCGGCTAGCAATAGCATTGGCAGAAACAGCATCATTATGAGCGGCATATATTTGTTGGCTGGCATTCTGTATCACCTTGTTTATAGCCTGCTGTCGGCGCTGTTCTTCTATTCTGGCCTCTGCCTGTCGCTGGGCTTGAGCATCAGAATCGTCTTTATCACGCTTCGCCCATTCCAACTGCCAAGATTTATTGGCGCTGTCATAGCCGACGGAGTAAGCCCCCCATAACGACAAAGCCACCAGCGCTATTAACATTAGCGGCTTCCAATAACGCGTTAACCATGCCATATCACCACCAGCGGATTGCGATAATCAGTCTAGCAACACCATAAAGCACAATAGTTATTGCAACGGCACGTATTGCCCAAGCCGCTGCCAGACTGATTTCTTTTGTTAACGGAGCATCAATTTCAAGGCCGTTTTTCATAGTCAACCTCATTAGTATTCGCCTATACTTACTCACAGGTTCTCCCTTGCGTTACCAAGGTGCAGAAACAAGAAACCCCGACTGTTTACACCAGTTCGGGGTTTTTGCTTTTATATTCTTTTTAAACTAAAAAATGACAGATTTTGTGTTACCCCACCGTCGGACGCCCTGCCATTTTTTAGTGAATTACTCTTTATTACACCATCAGCGCCGCCCGCACTTTGTTGTAACGAACCTTGCGATCATCGATACCGTTCAAACCGCCGTTGATAATCTGCGTCACTCGGTAAACGTCAGCACCATAAGCCATGCAGCCTTTTGATGTGTAGAACCATGCAGCAGAACGTGCAGCTTGTAGCTCTAGCTCGAGCAATTCTGGCTTAGTCACCAAATCAAGCTTTAGCGCGGCGCCGCATGCGCGATAGTTATCAAGGCCGGTAATCTGGATAAGTCCACGGCCTCGATACTTCCAACCATCGCCGGAGGCTTTATTACCTAAGCGATAGGCATATACCAAATTGGCGATCGCATCTTGTCGAGCAGATTGCGCTGTCGTTCGTCCGAGAGCATTAGCTTGCTGCTGAGTAATACGCTTACCAAATACCGCCACCAAAGCACCCGGTGTGTAATTCAGTGATTCAACAACCTGCCGGAAACCGCCCGACTCATGGCCGACCTGAGCAATAAACATCGCCTGATCGGTTGCCGCCGTAATACCAAATTCTTTCATTGCTGCATCGATGTGCGGAAACCAGCGCGCAGCTAATCCGGCGCTAATATCAGCCGCCTTTTGAAACTGTTCGAGAATCATTAGATAGGGTTCCTGAATAACTGCATGAAGTTACCCCGCGCTCTAAGAACCAGACCGCAGAACATGATATTAATCAGCGTTTCCGAAATATCAGCCGAGATATATGTGCCAGTAATGATCCGAATGGGGACCGACGCTGCTGCAACTATGAGGATGTAAGCCCCAATAGCGCCCAACCACTTATGCTTTGCTCCCTGTCGATTAAAGAGCATTAAACGCAGTGCTATCAGGCCGCAGACCAACGCATTAATGTGAAGCAATATAATCTGGAGTGTCATTTGCCACCCCCTTTAAAATTGAGCGTGGGGTTACTAGACCTTGAGATAATAACCATTAAGATCCGCACAACCGTGGCAGAAGCTACCAGCGCACCTATAGACTTCTCAACTACAACGGAATCCGGTGTAACGGTGCTGATCATCGACGCAGCAAAACCCGCAGTTAGAACGCCTAGCACAAATGAAATCCCGAAAAATACAAGACGCTTCCAGATAGGGAATTCAGTAGCAGACAATACAAAGACCACAGCGCCAGCAAACGAACCAATAACAACGCCAGCATCAACACCAGATAGCAATCCTACAAATGTGACGCCAGTTAACGCAGCCGAAGCTGTTCCGGTGCCGGTTAACGGCTCAGACATTGGGATTACTCCATTTTGATTTAAGGAATAGCGCCCAGCCGTAACCACTCTCAGCTAGAAAGTGTTTGGTGTGTGGATGGTTGTTAGCTGGGCACTAAATATGAAAAAGGCCACCCGAAGGTAGCCTCTGAAGATTCTTACATACTTACATCGAAAATTGCTTAGCCCACTCAGATATCTGCTCTGAATAGATAAATTGGATGTTGAATGAGTCTAGAGGACTCTGAACAGGTGCTAAGTAACCCACACAAGGATATTTTTTCGGTCGGTTATCAAAAACATAATCAACAATATCAGCTTCATCAATAAGGTCATCGTCTGAAAAGCATGTGGCTCTAGCCCATAAATCATATTCAGATTCGTTTAACAGTAGTTCCATGTGTATTCTCGATAAGTGGTTTATCCACATACAGAGTAGACGAACTCATGTTAGTAGTGCTAAAAATTGAATTCATAATCGACTGGTTTTACGCAACCCAGCGCACACGAGTCTAAGTTTGCATTGACACTAAAGGCCACCCGAAGGTAGCTTTAACGCTTACTTTGATTTTTATTTTTCAGGCTTAAACAGCGTTAAATCTGAAACAAGATTATCTATTACAGTTTTCACTTCACGAACCGTTAGTTGCTGATGCGAATTTGATAGGGTTTCGCCTGCGCCTTTTCTCACTACTTTCATCACTGGCTTCATCGTCTGCGCATCGATGACTTCCGCTTCAAAATAGAAGGTCGTATCAAGCGTTCTGTAGCCAGTAATCATTTGGGTCCCTGCAATTAATACTGAGACTGGCATCACCTCATAAAATTGCAGGTTTTGTTGGCTAGTTTCAACGGCAGTTATTGCGCTTCTAAAGATAAGAGTTCGTGGGCCAATTTTATCGACAACCGGTACCCGCTTCTTCATCTCTACTGACAACTTTGCGTTGGAATACGACAAGATGTCATTAAGTTTCTTTTTATCAATCTGCTCGGTTGGCGAGGCATCTGGATAGAATACGATAGGCTCTAAAACAACGTTATCGTACTTTTTACTGTCAAACGTAGGAGAAATCCATCGCAATACAGGAGCGCCGGAAACGGACTCAGCCTCTATCAGATCATTATAACCATCAAGAAACCCAGAGTACTTTTCTACCTCAGTGTGCTTATTGGCACAACCACTTAAACCGAGTAGCCCTGTAATAATAACCATCATATAAAAACGATGTGTCATAATATGCCGCCTTCAAAAATGTCATATTATAGCTTGCTCTCCGGCGCTTATCTCCGAACGTCTAGCGTGTCAGCTCTTCAACAGTAACAAGCTATAAACTGGATATGGTGCTCGGTACTTATCCTAATGGCATCACTTAAGCGCTGGTCAACCTACATACCTAGTAGTTCATAAGGGAAGCGAATCCCGCTATCCTTAGCCGTAGTATCTGGCAATTAATATGGCAGCATAACCTATAGAACCATAAAAACAGGCGATAAAAAGATAACCCCCACAAAATAACATCTTATCTATGACTGACATTTATTAACCTATAATTTTTAGCTAATATTTATTACACAATTACCGCTAATCATTAGGATGCCTGGTACTGAACTCCAGCATATTGATATTAAATCTGAAAACACATCAATGATGTGACCATCCCAAGTTGGCAATCGGCCAGATTTACCCACATATCAGCCTACACATCTCACCACAATCGGCTGAACCATGAAATTGCATCCCATAAGTTAGTTGGTGACTTCCAGTATTACAAAATCATGGCTCATGCGATTGTGCAGCACACCAAACGCTCTGGGTTACCCCTTCTTCGCTGAACGATGTGCTGAAATTTTTACTGCCAAGCGATCATTGAGATGTAGAACAAAACAACTAAAAGGCATAGCCCTAAAAACAAATTGACGTCTTTGAACGACATATTCACTCCTAGGGTTATCGGTTATTTGGTCCGCCACCGAGGTCTCGAACCCCGCACCTACAACTTAAATGGTTATCGGCTCTTTCCAACTGAGCTAGTGGCGGTTAGGTGCTATAGCAGCTGACTATCATTCGCGGCATTTACGCTACACAAATGACTTGCCCCTGATTCTGCTATAGCCAGCACAAAGTACATGACCAGCATTAACCCTACAATACCGTATAGTTATTTTTAGACTAATTACGTATATTTTTTAGCTTTTTCTTGCACACTTCCCGCTGAATATCTCTGTAGCAGTGTTCATGATGGAAGACAGCCAAAAAACCTAACCGACCATCTCTAAACGCTTTACGCCTTAACACCAAATGTTCAATCCAATACCGCTTCAATCTTCTAATGTGCCACCAGCGCACAACAGAGTTCCATATGTTCGTATTCATGAAAACCAAATAATCAGCACACTATTGGAGCGGTCAGCGGGAATCGAACCCGCATCATCAGCTTGGAAGGCTGAGGTAATAGCCATTATACGATGACCGCTTTGGTGGCCCTTGCTGGACTTGAACCAGCGACAAATCGATTATGAGTCGACTGCTCTAACCAACTGAGCTAAAGGGCCAGTGCTGTAGCAAGCTGAAAACTGGCTTTCACCAATGATAACGCCGCTCATCCCTATGCTAACTTGCTACAGCTGCCGGATAATACTCACGGCAGATAATCCAACACAATAACTAAGTGTTATTTTCAGACAAATTATACGGCAACAATAAAAAACCCCGCCGAAGCGAGGTTTAAATGATTGCGAGTGGATAAACGATACAAATTCCCACTATTTAGCCAAATTAAACCAACTTCGGACAAAATGCAAGTTTTATATCTTAATTTGTCGCCATCGTTGCCAAACAGCGCCTAACGAGTCACTTCATTAAACACGCTATCCGCATAGCTCTCTTCAATATCACATTTCGCCACCAGCGCCTCAAAGTAAGGCTTCCAATTACGATTCCATGTCCTTTCCTGCAATTCTGGCACCCATGCTGCAATGGCTCTGTAGGCTTTAGAGGCTGGCGTACGTTTATATCCTCTTCCAGAGCAACGCTCACACGTTTTATCTATTGGTAGGCCAAGTAGTGCTGACTTCTCTAAATCCCGCACTCTCCCTGTACCATGACAGCGGCAGCGTTGAGATACTTTGCCTTTACCGTTGCAGTGCTTGCATAACACACCTACTCGCTCGCGTTTGATGGTAGGAGAATAAACGACCTCACCATCGGCGTTCGTGATGCCGGGATGTTTCACAACATCTTGGTAGCCATAGATGAGTCCCTCACCTTTGCACTCCTCACATTCTGACATTGAAGCTGCCGATCGGGCATATTCCTCAAAGGCAAGTTTTGCAAGAAGAACCATGCACTGCCCTAACCGATTGCCCGCAGATTTAACAACCAGTTTCGGCGCATGACGCAAAGCGTACTTGCTCAATTCTTCGACGGTGCGGATCTTATCTTGGGTACTGATACCACTTTTTCCGAGGAAAGCCGCCATACCAAAGCTGGCTCTCGCTTCCGCCATGCCCATAGCCGCCATCAGGTCAGTGCCCGTGATGCGATCGGGAGATGTCCCGCCAGACATGCCGGTTATATTCATCCCTTTAGGCCCAAAGTGCTTTAACGCATTTTCGATTTTCATAGCAATACCTTATGGGGATTTCTGATGCCTTATTATCCCACAATACGCAACATAACTTAATATCATTGCATTTATTGCAATCAATATTGTTAAGTAGCTTCACTCTATATTCAGAGGAGATAAGGCGGCACTCAGGCCGCCATGTCTCTTACTGGCGACGACTACCCCCACTGCGCACTGTTTTGGCGCTAATGACAGAATCCGCCAGTACCTGATACCCAGTGTTCACTTGCCCATCCTGCCCCGTCCATTGGCTGATATTCATTGAACCGGAAACGCTAATGAGGTCGCCTTTTCCATGTTTAGCTAAGAAGTCAGCCTGTTTTCCAAAAGCGGTGACAGCAAGCCAGAATGTGGACTGCCCATCATCAGCGGCATGGCAAGGTAGCGACACGGCCATACGCGCCAATGCCATTGAGTTGCCATTGGTTGTAGCCTTTGATTGCACGTCAGACACAAGGCGTCCATGTGCGGCAATATGTGCGGTCATTAGTCATTCTCCTCATCATCTGAATCATCAATGGGCAAACTCAACACAACGAACCGGCATTGTTTCCCCCCGTGGCTAAGTGTTTTTTTACTGATGCCTTTGCTGGGCTTGTCCAACATTCCCGCATCTGCCAACGCTTGGGCAAAGGCCGTGTAATTAGCACCCGCAGCTATTTCGTCCTTGAATACCGTTGGCCATGTGTGGAAAGCGATAACATCCGTCACACGGTTAGTGACACGGTACCCTGCAAGGTTTTTAATGGGTAAATCTCGCGGATCAGAGTCTGGGTAAGGCAAATACCGACTCAAACCAAACTGCTGTAGAAATGCAGTGGCCTGTTCAACCCATGCTTTGGCTTCGCGGTTACCCATGCCAAACTCACTAACCCACGCATTAAAGCTATGCAGCAATGCATCGTGGCTTACGGACTCGTCCCACCCCGTTAAATCGGAGGACAGGCGCAATGCGGCATCCAGAATGGCGAAGCGACTCGCAACATGGCGAACTTGCTCACTCGCTTCAGGGGGTAATAATGACAACCAGCGACGCTCAGAATCCCTGACAATTTTCACTGCCTGTTCACGGTTCTCTGCCAGATAGGCGATCCACTTCCGACCAATGGCACCAAAGTTATTCTGATAGCCATCTTTCATCGCATCTGCATGCGCCTTACCATCTGCATAGCCATGAAACTCTGTCGCTTTACTGATAGGAACGTTAAGGAGTCGGACTAATTGCCCCGCATTGATCTTCCCACCATCGGCTCGAATATAGCTCTCGAGGTCAATTTCCCCGGTACTAAAGGCCATCGCTCGCCAACGTTTAAGGTCGCGATTTCCGCCCTCTTTAGCGCCTTGAATTTTCCCCACACCGTTAAATAAGGCATAAGCCGATTCCGCCACCGCACGACGGTTGCCACCCTGACCGATTTCATCCAACGGCATAAAACCATCGTTATGTGCAGCGGCTTCGTTCACGAGGCCGAGTGCCGTTGAGTACCATGTGAGTTTCAATGCATCAGGTTCACCGTAAATACTACTGGCTGCATTTGCGGTGGTCGTTTTACCCGCAGAAGAGCCCCCAAACAGATGAACGCCAAAACCATCGGCCCCCGCTAAACCGATCAGCGGTGCAGACAAGGCGCAGGCAATGCCCAACATCATTGATGGATTACGATAAGCCAGCTTCGCAACACTGCCTTTCCAACTCTCGACCGTACCTTTTACGCAGTAACCTTTCGCCGCTGCCGATCGACCATTGAACAAGACAGGCCTTTCTGGACGCCCAATAATGGATGCATCCGGCATAATATAAGCGCCGTACTGCCAACCGGTCGCATTAGCGATAGACCACAGTTCGCGGTTGCCACTACGTTGAAGGTGATCGGCTAAGAGAGAACGCAGACCACTTTTCGCCGTGATCAGCATTCCGCCCGACTTCATCCTTGCCCAGCCTTCTTTTTCGCCAATATCGCGCAAAGGGATAGCTTCAATACGTTCTTTGTCCGTCCCCTCGGGTGTCCATGCGAGTATCAAATAGCGCTCAGCATCATCCTCACCAACGCCAACAACGTTGACTAATGTCGATAGCCATGATTCCTTTTCGAGGATTTCTTTCGTACTGCTGTCCAACTTGGGCTCTATCCAATACAGCCCCTCTCGGCGTTTATCCACGTAAGGCTTGAGATCGTTCTCTTTGTGACCTTTAGTGGGTTCGGATTGAATATCCGCCGGAGGTTGATAGAGGGCAGATGCAAAAGCTTTTGCGGCTGCTTCTAGCCCATGTTGCTGGCGGTAGTCATCCCAGTCCGCCTTTTTGTCTGTCGGCGGTGCCGATACCCAGCCAGCCACGGCAAGAGCCGCTTTTTCTGCGTGTTCGATCCCAACGTTCTTTGCACCTTCGGCTAAATCATTATCAGCAGCGATAATAATTTGCGCGTCAGGATGACTGACTCTCAAAACCTGTGCGACGGGTAGCAGATTACCTGCATCAATAGCCGCCACAGCAAGGGCGTCAGGGCGCATGAGATGAACACTTAACGCTGTCGCCAGCCCCTCAGCGATCAAAATACACGGCGGGGTTTCCACGGCATTAATGGTGTAGAAGCTCCCCTTTTTAGCCGATCCCGCTATTAATCGCTTTTCACCCGATGGGCTAATCGTCTGTGCCGCAACAACTTCGCCTGACTCATCACGCAATGGCAGTAATAAACCGCCATCAGGCAGAATAGAGAAAGTAAAACCCTCCAGCCCCTTACTCTGTAAATACGGGCTTTCGCCGAACGTGACCTTTTGCCCCAGCTTACGATAGCGGTCGGCAAACTTGGTGTGCTGCTCTTGCTCCAAAGCGCTTTTTTGCCCCTTGGTTGCGGGCAAGCTCTTTCTCTGGCTAGCGACTTCTGGCATTTCGGCTGTCCGGTAATCAATACCCAACGCATCAGCTGCAAGCTGCGCGGCTGTTGTGATATCGCAACACCTGACCTTGGCTATCAGGTCTAATCCGTCCCCCGCCCCGCACTGGTTGCAGATGTGAGAGCCGCGCCCATTATCATCAAAACGAAAACGGTCTTTACCCCCGCACGCAGGGCAAGCCGAATGTGTACGCGGTGACGCAGGGACACTTACGCCGATAAAATCGAGGATCTCTGGCCAACGATTAGTGGCTGCCGCTATCACCTCACGGATTAGGTCAATATTACGCATGGAATGTTCCTCCACGTCTGGCGACTGAATCACCCATATCCGCCCGCATGGATGTCCAAAGTTCAATGCCCCGCTCGGACAATTCACCATCAACAACGCACTGCGACAGCCATTTGATAGCGATCCCCTCCCACTGAGAGCCAATATCTTTCAGAGCCGCGAGAAAACACGCATCCACCAGATCACGTATTCCGCTAACGCCACCAATAACCTCCACGCGTATCTCCTGTCCGTCTGCATTGACAATGAACCAGTCTCCGCCGTTCTGCTGCCGGATAAGCTCGAAGATGGCTGTTGAGAACTGGTTTACCAGCGCATTCAGGCGAAAATTCTTGGTAATGAGTTTCATATTTCCTCCTTAATGAGCCGTCGGCGCAGTAGGTAAACCTTCACGGTTCAGTTGTTCAATGAAGCTATCGTGCAAATCCGCCAATATTTCACGCCCGACCTTCGATAGCCCTTGATCTTTACCAACCATCATCGTGTAAAACTCGATAGCATTCTTGACACCTTGCTCAGGGCCAAAACGCTCAATCAGCGCCCCTTCGATGTTATTCGCCATTGCCAAGCGTTCGGCTAGGGGATAGAGATTCATGCTGCCATGTTCGCCGACATAAATTGCACAGTCCTTGAATTCGCCCGGTCGCCATTCAACCCGCTCAGTACCGTTTTCCTCGCGCTGCTCACGTATAAATGCGGTAGCAATCAGCCAGCGCCACAGCAGTAATAAATCACTGTCCGGTGCGTTATTTCGGCTACTGCCCCATGCTTTGATAATGTCGAATGACAGCGTGATCTCTTCTTCCCATTCGCCAGCATCCAGTCGGCGCATTACATCGGAAAATGGCACTAAATCGACGTGCTCAAATATACCCTCATGGTTGGAGCGCATAATATTGACACCATCCGTAGTAGCCTCTACACGGTATTTACCGACAGCTTTATTTTTTCCAAATTCGGTATGAATAATATTGTTCATTAGTACATCTCCAATCCAAAGTGATTGCCTTTCGGGTCCTTTAATGCAATTTCGACGGCGTTAGCCATAAGCAATGACATAAATTCAATCCCTTCTGGCGTCAGCTTTGTATTGTCCTTATTCAACATTCCCGGATAGGTCGACTCCAATAAACTCTGGCTACTTGCCTTTCCGTATTTTTTGATGCACTCAACCTCAAAGCAGTCCTTAAGGCAGCGATGCACTCCGTCGGCCGTCAGATCACCCAAGATAATCTGCTTGCGCCCGACCGTAACGACACAGACGGAATGGCCGCAATTACGGCGCTGGCAATAATCCACAAAAGCATTAGCAATGTGCTTACGATTTGATTCAATGTTTTTATTCATAATATGAACCTCTCCGGATTCAGGCCGAGCGATACCCCGGACTGAGTCCGTAATGAAAATAGTTAAAAGAAAATAGGCGTTAGCGTTTCGGTGTTTTATCGCGTTCCTTAATATTAAAGTCAGCTTCATCCGCATTGAATTTCAATGCTGCAATAATGCCGGGTATATAAATCATCATTTCACCAATACCGCGTAAGTCCTCTTTTGCTTCCGACTCGGTATAATTTTCATTATCGCAAGCCCAAAATATGGCATTACCCATAGCACCAAGCCCCGAGATTAATCCATCGTAAGCCGCTTCAGAATGCTGGCGAATATATTTCAGGGACTCTATGTTCTTTTTATCTAAGTCAGTTCGAGATAAAACATTTTCGATGTGGCTCATAGGTTACCCCCAAATAATACGTTGAGGTCGATGTTATAAACTGCCAACCATGCTTGTGCAGGCCAAGCCTTCACGCTTCCCCAACGATCATCAACGACATCCTTTGCATCCATACCGTTATCACGACACCACTTACGTAGCGGAACAAACTTGTAAGTATCCTTTACACCCGTAGCCTTCTCGACTTTCTTGATGGTCGCGTGTTTAGCACCTTCACCGAGTCGCTCTTCCAGCTCCTTACAGCGGCGACTCTTGGCACTCAGTTTGCCGAGTGCGGAGGCCTCACGCTTGCGGCTAATCTGACCTTTGGTTCGTTCGGCGTGATCAGCGCGTTCTTTCTCCGCCAATCGGCCTTTTTCAGATTCCAGTGCAAGCTGTATGATTTCCAGCGTGGATAGCTCCACCGGCGCAGGTAATGCCTTGGCATCACGCTGAGTAAAGTAGAACTCGGTCAGGTCGTTGTAGTATTCCCAAGCCTGATCGGTTTCCAGCATCTTGGCGTGGTTGGCAGCACCGCGTTCAGTCCAGAGAATCAATGAGGTTGTATGTTTATTAACCGACTCGCTTAAAGATAGTCGGAATGACTTCAGTTCATTTCCGCTGATTTTGAAAAAGTGCTTACCTTCAACAAAGCGGTTTGCATTACGGGTGTGGTTCTGTTGAATGCGGATCACTGTTGTGCCATACCCCGCCGCTAGCTGCTCTGTGGTTGCTACACGTTTCCCACGATATTCGATAACTTGCAGATCTTTGGCTTCAATAGCCACCAGCTCAGTTTTCTTAGCCATTGCACACCCCCTGTTCATCTTTGTTCTGTGGCTGTTCACCAAAATCCAGTGCGTTCACTGCCTGCTGGGTCAACTCCTGAGCAACATCAACTAATGACTGGACGTACATTTGCATTTTCTTGTCGCCACTATTGAGGATCAGTTGGGTGCAATTCATCAGGTCTAATGAGCGCTGCAAGCCAAGCAATACATTTGAGTCTGTGTGATAGATATAGGTGTTAGGCATTTTCTTCCTCCAACACTTTGCTTGCGATCCCTTCAATCAGGTCAATAAGCTCGAAGCACAACTGGGTTTCGCGTTCAGTAGAAACGAGGTATCCGGCCGCGGCTGCCAATGCTTGGGTCTTGCCCAAGGCATCAACGGGTTCATTTCGATTAGCTTTACGCATGGCTGGCCTCCTGACGTTGTTCGTAGATCCACATGAAACCGTCGTCGGTGGAGAACAATTGCAGACGAGAAGGTGCAGCCGTGCGGATCTGGGCGGCAAATGTCAGGTCCCAATCAATAAACTTGGCACGAGCTTCTGCTTCCGAGTCAGCCTCGGCGCGAAGAACAGTGGGTGTACAGGTAGGTAAATCACTTGGGGTGCCCAAGAACAAATAGGTGAAATTCGGGCGAGTTTTAGTATCATGTAAACATGCCATAATGTAAGTCCTAGTTACGTTGTGGTTAGAAGCCCATTCATGTTGGTAGCACGAGTGGGCTTCGCTCACCTCAAGGTGCAAGTCACCTTTCAAATAAAACATACTCCTTGGTGACTTGCACTTCAATACTTTTTTTATTTTTTTTATTCCGTATACTGAACACCACCTAATAATAAGGAGTCCAGTAATGGCAACGGGTACAGTTAACAATAAGTCACAGCAAAAGACTGCAAGAGTACCATTGGAGGTCCTCAAGGAAATGGAAGATGTCAAGGAAGAGAACGAAACTGACGCGCAGTTTATGGTCACGGCCATGCGAGGAGAAATCAAACGACGCCAGCGCAAGAAAGCCAGACCAGAACCGGAAAGCTGAGCGGAGCTAATATCGTTAGCGCTGTGAACTGCCCCGATTATTTCGGGGTTGTTTTGCGAGTAGCTTTTAACTACCTGCAAATTTTGCGTACCGATAATTTCGGTGTGCAAAGTTTGTGCAGGACTTAAAGTCCCGTGCAAACGCCAATCCCATCCTCCAATGGTGGTTAGGATTGGCTTTCCTCTAAAAGAGGGTTGGTTGACTGCAATATACTGATGTTCCTCATGAAGCAAAAACGCGATCATCTCAAAGGCGGCATTCGCACTGCTGCCTTTTTCTTTGCCGGAACCTAAGTAATGTTTATGTTCAGGTGAACCCAAATAATGGTAGTGTTCGATGCGCATTATTTACCCCCCAACAGATGGAGTAATGCTTCTTTCTCGTTAATATGTGGTGGAAGCTTTGGCGTAAATTCTTTGCATAAGCGAGCAAGGATTACTGGAACATCTTTAACTAACTGCTCACCTTCAAAAACATAAACATCTCGGTTAACGACGAAACCAAGGTTATTAATTTGCTTAATATGGCGAATAGTTGGGTATTTAATAGCTCCTCGCGCAGCCAATCGCTCTATGGATAATTTGACATTATCTGGGCGGGATCCAACCAACTTAGCAATTTCTTTGTGATTAATTGCTGACTTAATCATGGTTACCCACCTCTTTTAACGAGTTAGCCGATTCCGTTGAATCGACGGAATTAAGCTGGATCAACGAGTTAGCCAATTCTCGCGATTCGCGATAATTAAGCTGGAGCAACGGATTGACTAACTCTGGTTCTCTGACAGAGATAAGGCCAATCAACGAGTTATCTGCTTTCAGTTTCAAACTCTGCGTTTCACCAAGTTTGATTTGCACACATCCAAAAGAGTTGCGCAAAGTTTGTGCTCCACTAATTGATAACCGCAACAGACTCTCTTTAAGAGGGTTAGTATGCTGCACAAAATCACTGTAGCCCTTGTGCTGCGCGGCTCTTTCTGGACATACCCCATCGATATTAGCCATTATGCTGAACCTCCCACTTGTACTTATCGAAACCAATCTGCCCCATCGCATGTACTAGTTTTTCAGCCGGACGTAGGGCTTTGAGTTCTTTTTTCCGCAGGTTCATGCCATTACTGCCCTGTGAGCCATGAAGTTGCTTAGAATGCTTGTCTGCGCGAGTTACAGTACTTTGCGCATCAGCAACCGGCATGGCAGCCAGCTCTTGCAGTGACGGTAGTTCCACATGATGGAAAGTGACTGCCTCCTGACAGCGGAAATAAGCATTCACCAATTCTTCCTGAACCAGCCAAGATAGATCGTCCTGAAAGGGCTTAACTAACAACAGGTAGCCCATTTCAGTAATTACAATCCCCTTGCGGGTATGCTTCGGGAAAAATTCTGAAAGCAACTGAGTACGTATTACGTCCCCAGTTAGCTCAAAAAAGTGGCGCCCCAGAACGAACCGCGAGCGATGACGACCAAAGGCCGCTTTCGCCGTACCTTTCGGACGCTGGTGAGCAGTATCAATCATTGAGAATGTCACTAAGCGTTGGCTATTAAATTCCAAGGTAGGAAGTTGTTTAAGCTGAATAAGGATTTCATTCTGGCCAGCCTCCAGATTTAAATAATCACTCATGCCAATACCTCCACCGACAAGTCTTTAGCCGTGTAACCCATGACCTGCTTACCTTCAACGCGCACACGTTTTTTGGTCAGAAAGCGGATGTGGTCAGCATAGACATTCAGCCATTTACCATCGACCGCGACACGTTTAAACGCCTTTCTAGGTTGCTCAGACACCTGCACAAAAACGCTACAAGCCTTGTGCGGTGCGGTTTTCTCTGCGACAACCCCCTTGTCTTTGCCTGTAACACGGTACAACCAGAAACGGCCATCCTTTCCAGTCAGTTTTCTCGTACGAACCGGTAAATAACCCGCCTCACGCATGGCCTCACTGAAAGCGGCATCATTCAGGTAATACTGACGGCGCACTTCAGTAGATACCGATACGGCAAAACTTTGCTTTGTTGGATATTCGTTCCACTGGCGAACTAATTCGATAGGTAAGCCATTAACCAAAATACCGCTCGTGACGGGTTTGGGGTGAGTCTGTCCACAGCCAGTTAAGGCAGTTAATTTTTTCATCTCAAATTACCTGTGGTTAATTAAGCTGATTTACGGCTGTAGGGGTTATTAACATTCTCAACGGCTGGCGGATTGCGAACCCACCAGAGCACATCAGAGAGAAGCCATGCGCATGAGTTGCGCCCGAAATGGCAACGAGCGGGAAAACGCTTTTGTTGCTCCATCTTCCAACGGCTGGAACGGGAAAGGCTTGTAATGTCTCCGCATTCATCTTCACGGATGCGTTTGTCATATTTGAAGCCGTATTCATCAAGCAAGGCACGGCGCTGCTCTGGGGTTGGTGGGGTAAAGATACGATTAGTCATGTTGCCTCCACTGTTTCTGCGTTATGGAGGAAGGTTACTGTTTAGTTATCCATAATTCCATTGAGAATGGAATCTATTGAAAAAAACATAAAATCCATTGAGATAATTAATTTCCATTGAAATAAACATAGTTTAGGTCAAAATAAGTCAAAACATAAAAAAACGATATTTCAGTTAGTTACCTACTGAATTTATTGCGTAATCTTTATTACTCCCCCCTTCCTTTAAGCTGAAATACACTACAAAGGACTACAAAGAACTACAAAGAACTACAAATAACTACAAAGGACCACAAAGCTCAAAACTGGAAGTCAATGTAGCTTGCTGTAGCTTGCTGTAGCTTGCTGTAGCTTGCTGTAGCTTGCTGTAGCTTGCTGTAGCTTGCTGTAGCTTGCTGTAGCTTGCTGTAGCTTGCTGTAGCTTGCGCAGTGTGATGAAAGAGGTAATAAAAAAGAAATAGGAAAAGGATGCCATAAGTTGGACAGACTAAGCGGCAGTGGGCTAATTTGTTACCGCGACTCAATCTGTCCATGTGGATAAATAATCAAAATAATTAAAAATGCCCTCACTCATCCAATGTAAATTGGAGCGCTTCAGATGCTTTATTAGCGAACGTTGATTTACCAATGCCTTTTAATGAGATATTTTCACTCTCAGCAAGAATTAGAACATCTCGATATATCTCCGATATAATTGGTTTGCTACTCGACCCATATTTATGAGTCGGATGTTTATCTGCGAGAAGTTTAACTAATACCCCCATCATTTTAAGCGTCCCTTTTTGTTCGTCTTCTTTTCTGTGATTACCACGCCCATTTTTTCTATAAGCTGCAACTTCATCATGTAACGCTAGCCCACCTAAATCATATAAAGTTTCACGCCAATTATTTGCCCTTGATATCCAATCTACAGCTTCCTTTATCCTGTCGACTATTACAGTTGGAGTTGAATCTTCAATGAAGAGATAAGCTGCTGTAAAAACGAGGTTTGCATCTACAGCTTTATCCGTAGCTATCCTTACTTCTAAATGATTCTCCAACGCTCTAGATATAGCTTTTCTTGCTGCGTCAACAAAGGCTATAGATTCCTTTGGGACTTCACTAATTCGGAAGGCTGGGTTTATACCCGCCAATGCCAATGCGGCCTCATGTGGAGTTATTGCCACCAACTGAGCCAAACGCTCAAAGGGTGATTTCTTAGAAAAGCCAGGCATACTCATATCCTTTTATTATTTTCATCAAGACCACATTCTTAGTTATAAATAAATCAAACTGTTTCAGAGTAGAATTTATCATTTTTATTTGCCAATAACTCGAGCCGTTCAACCCACTTATTCAGCGCATCCAGCTTCTCTGGTAGGTACTGGCTACGGTTATAAATAGCCATTACACCCGGCATAGCGTGGCCTAAAAGTTGCTCAACCACGTGTGGCGCAATCCCCATATTGTTGATGTGTGTAGCTAAGGTTCGTCGTAGATCATGAATAGTCCACGGTTCAGAGTGTCCAAGCTTTTTATAAATAGCCCTTCCCCATTGGCTAACAGCTTCGGTCTTCTTTACCTCACCAAGAACAAGTCCAGTTTTGTAATATCGGTTATGTAAATCGTCGATGAATTGACGCATAGACTCAGGTACAGGGCGGACAATTCTCTCGCCGGCTTTTGTATGTTCTTTTGGCACTGTCCATATCCATGCCTCACGATCCCACTCCTGCCACTCTGACAGCCTGACCTCTTGAGTTCTACACCCAAAGACTGTGATGATTTTTAATAAATTTGTGTAGTAGGGCATAAAATATTTTTTTTCAGATATGGCAAGCCATAAGTCACCAGCTTCCCGCTCGCTTAATACTCGATCCCTCTTCGCCTGTTTTTTCCCAACGTCAGGGATAGTTAAATCCTCAAGTGCAGTACTAATTGCATAGCGCCGAACGCGGCAAAACTTCAAAGCCTGTTTACACATTTGGAACACATACCCAGCAGCTACAGGCGAGTTCTTTTTCATGCGGTCAAAGCACTGTAGCCAGTAACGTGTTTCACAGTCAGACAGCGCCATATCACCAATGAAGGGATAAATATGTTTTTCGAGTTGGGCTTTATGGCGGTCAACATTGGCTCGGTTATCCTCCGCATACTCAGAAATCCAGTACTGAATAGCATCCCTTACAGTTACCGGCTTCAAGGATTCACTCTTGGTCAATTTCATCTGTAGCTTTGGATCTTTCCCCTCTGCCAGCCAAGAACGGCATTGATCACGCATTTCTCTAGCTTGCTTGAGAGTCACATCAGGATACTTGCCAAGATTAAGCCTAAATGGCTCTGTGTCGCGCCCTCCGAGTCGATAACGAAAAAGCCAACTCACAGCACCATTCTTGCTGATCCTAGCCATCAGACCGCCACCATCGGCTAATTTGGACTCTCTCTCCGCTGGAATCCCGAGCATTGACTTCAACTTTCGGTCAGTCAATTTATTTATGCTGCCTGCCAC